CACCGAGGAAAACGTTATCGCCCGGCTCGCCCTGGTAGCCCTGCGGCCCGACCGGCCCGACCGGCCCCGGCTTGCCCTGCGCCCCGATCTGTCCGGGCGGTCCCTGCGGCCCTGCGGGGCCGGGCACCAGCACGGTTGCTGGATTGGGTGGCGATGAGGAGCCCGCGATCGGGTTGCCGAACAGCGGGTCACTCATGGCGCACCTGCGGCGTTTTCAGTCGAGCGCGTGACGACGGTGGTCTCGTCGCGCCTGCGGCGGCGGATATTGGCGTTCACCGACTGGAGGCGACCGTTGTAGGCGGCCTCCCAGATCTGGACGGCGGAATTGTCCTTCATCCAGATGGCACCATCGACGCAGCAGGCATATTCGAGCAGCGTCGCGTACTTGTCGGTGAGCAGATTGGTGGCGGGGCCGTCCGGGCCGATCAGCGGGCAGCGCAGGTTGGCGATACCCTGGTAGGCGTAGGCCTGGTCGGGTGGCGGGTAGAGCGCGTACCAGCCGGGGGTCTTCTCGGCATAATACTTCGGCAGCTCCGGAGCACCGGTCGAGTACAGCGCTTCGCAGAAATCATAGGCGCGCGGCAGCACCGAGCGCGTCATGCCGGGGACGATCACCAGCTGAAGCGAGGTGATCTCGCCGAAATCGGCGGTGTCGGTAAGGTCGATCCAGCCCTCGATCGTCACTATCGGCTCAGTGCCGCCGCCGATCTGCTCGAGCTCGACGAAGCCGGCGATCGACTGGCGCAGGGCATCGGGATGCAGCCCCTCGAGGAGCCGCTCCTGGCCCTTGCGGATCACGTTCGGCAGCTCGTCGGGCCAGTCCCGGTTCTCGGCCATCAGCCGGACCGGGATGTCAGCCACGAGGCTGGCGTAGTCCATCAGACCCTGCCCAGCAGTAGCAGGACCAGCAGCACCACCACGACCAGCCCGATACCGCCGACAGGACCGGCACCCCAGCCGCCGTAGTGCCAGCCGAAGCCGCCGCCGAACAGCAGCAGGACCAGCAGCACGATCACGAGGATGCGGATCGGATCCATCAGCCTGTACCCTTCGGATCGCGCAGCTTGCGCTCGCGCTCGGCGTCGCTGAGCGTCCAGGACGGCATGACGCCCGGTTCCGGCCGCGGGTTGTCGATCGGCTCGGGATCGGCGTCGAAGCTGGGCTGGTAGACGTCGGACGGGTGGCGGGTGCCGAAGCCGGGCGTGAGGTCAGCGCTTTCCGGCCGGACGGTGCCGCCGCGGAAGTCGTCGACGCGCTCCTCGGCCTCGGTCAGCAGCCCGGACCGGTCGCAGTAGGCGTAGCCCCGGCCGTCACGGCTGGGCTTGGTGAACCTCATGCCAGCCTCACGCGATACGGCGTGCGCTCGCGGTCGGCCGGCCGGGCCTCGGCGAAGGCGGCGGCGGCCCAGCTTTCCAGCTGGTTGATGCGCTGTTGCTGGGCCTGCATCATCTGTGGATCGGCCGGCCAGGGGCGCTTGGCGGCGACGTCGCGCGCGGTCGACAGCATCAGGGCGCGATACCAGCGCCGCGGCACATCGAGTTGATTGATGTCGTGGCTGTACTGGCTCGGCTTGTAGTGAAACCAGATGGTAGCGCTGCGTCCGGCACCGGTCGGATAGCAGTACAGGGTCGGCGGTTCGGTGCGTTCCAAATAGTAGCTCGACGGCTGGCCGTCGGTGAGCTTGTCGGTGACCTTGGCGTATTCGCTGGCCGACAGGCGCGCGGCGATCGGCACATAGGTGTCGTCGGCCGCCGGCGCGATCTTGGCGCTGACCACCACATCGATCACGTCGTCGATCTCGGCGTCGCCGTCGTCGAGCACCGCACCCGGCGTCGCCGGCAGGGTGGCGATGAACACGCGGCCGACGCGAAAGGTCTGGCCCCAGCGCGCCGTCCATTCCTCGAGCATCAGGTACATCGAGCGTCGGGCCGAGAACACGTCCTCGGCGGTCGACTGCTCGCCGCCCGCATAGCGCAGGGCTTCCTCGATCAGATCGTCCGCAGTGAACGCCACCGCCGCACCTAGTTCTGCATCTTGCCGTCGTCGGCCGGGATGCACTCGATCACGAACCACGCCGTCTGCCCGGCGGTGCCGGCGGCCAGGGTGACCGAGATGTTGCGTTCGACCCGGAACGGCAGCAGCAGCGAGGCCGCGACCACGGTCTTGGTGCCGACCGCCGACAGGGTGGCGGCCGCAGCCACGACGTTGACCAGCGACAGGACCGGCAGCGGCGCCGCGGTCGCCTCGAGGTCCATCTGGAACGTGCCGGTCGTCGGCTGGGTGCCGCCGTCCGAGGTGTTGCCGACCACGCTGACGCTGGCGATGCGGGCGTTCTTGGGCAACACGCCGATGATCTGCTTGGCGGTCAGCCCGCAGTCGGCCTTGACGTGGATGAAACCCGGCACGGCGCCGGGCGTCGCGGCCCGGCTCGAGCCCATGTGGGTGCGCAAGGTAGAGGTGTGCGTCGTGCGTGGCATGTATCCGGTTCCTGCTAGAGGATCGGCGAGGTTCGCCGTCCAGATCAAACCATGATCAAGTCAGCTAGTCGGCCTGTACCCACAGCCCGCGCGGGTCGTTCCACCCGTGCGAATACCGCTCGTAGGCAAGCACCTTCATGACCTGATTGTCGAGGCCGTCGCCCTGCTGGATATCGAGCGCCTCACGATTGAAGGCGATCATTCCGTCAGGAACATCGGTCTGCAAGTACCACTGCCGGCGCAGCTGGAGATAGTTGTTTACACTATAACCCTGCGGCAGCATGCCCATGCGGCGGAGCGCATTGACGTCGTTGTCGGCAGTGCCGGGCCGCTTTTCTGTGCCGGTCAGCCGTTCTGCTACGAACTGGTTGCCGTTGGCGATGATCAACTTGAGAGCCTTGGCGGAAATCCGCAAGCCCCTCTCGTCGGTCCAGTCGTTGATGGCGATGAACGCCGCCTCGAGCGACGTCTCGTTGAGATCGGCCGGCGTGCCGAGGTTGCTGAGCACCCCGCCGGAGCGCAGCGGATGGGACGCCGAGCCGAGCGGCTGGCCGTCGCCGCCGACATAGTTGACGTTGTTCGCCCGGTCGTAGATCGCCGCGGCCAGGATCTCGCGCGTGATCCGCATGGAACGCTGGAGCGCGGTGGTGTACTTGGGGATCAGCTCGAAGTACTGGTTATCCTTCACCGCCTCGCGGGTCAGGATGAACCCAAGTGCATAGGCCTCATGCTGGAAACGAGACTTCCAAGTCTCGCCGGCATCGTCATAATCAACTGACTTGCCGGGGTCCTTCATATTGGCCAAGCCGAACCCAAATTCTCCGACCATCTCCTCGTATGCTTTATCCGACGTGCGGACATCGAATAAATCGGTCCACTGTGTCGGAAAGTTATTGTAGTTCAGACCCCAGAAGGTCCGGATGCCCGGCCATAGTTGGGCCGAGAGTGCAGTGCGGTCCATCATGACTTACTGTCCTTGCTACCTGTTCTTGCCGCAGCTTACGGACGAAGTTCGTGCAGGATGGGAACCACATGCACGCGTCGCAAAGTCGTCCCCAACTCGTTGCCCGGACTGTCGGGGACGCGCAGAACCTTGAGCCCGGCACCGCCGGATGCGCCGACGCCGGCGCCGGAGAGGCCGGTGAAGGTGTTGCCGGTGCCGAGCGCGAAATCGACCAGCGCACCGACATAGGCCTGGGTGATGTTGCCGGCGCCGGCGGTGGTCTCCGCCTCGAACACCACGTCAGGCGAGCTGACGATCGTGGCGCGGATGTTGGTGCAGCCGGTCAGCCCGGGCCACCAGTCGTCGAACACCTTCTGGCCGGCCGCCGTGGTGTACTCGCAGCCGATCAGCACGCCGAAGATCGACTGGGCCGCGGTGCCGCGGATGATCGTGCCGGACGACAGCTTGACCGGATCGCGGTGGAAGATCGCGGTCGTGTATCCCACCGCGATGGGATACCTTTCCTGGTCCGCGAAGTACGGCGTGCCGTCCAGGCGGCCGATCGGGTGTAGGCCGAAAGGCATGTCACTTTGCTCCTAGGCTCGGGTCGGCCGCTGCACCGCGCTCTGCTTTGGAGCCGAGGTCCTCGTGGAAAACGGGGAGCCCTCCTCGGGTCACGCCCACCTGCTGCTCCATGCCGAAGATCGCGTGGGCGCTGGACGTGCTCTCATCGACGCTGCGCTGGGCCACCGCTCGGCGGCGATCGTTCAACGCCTCGTCGTAAACCATGCCGATCAGGCCGCCGTAGCGGACCACACCGGTCTTGCTGGGGTCGCCGTGCATGACTTCGCTGGCCATGCGGAACTCGTCGTCGTCGGCCAGGTCGGACATCAGCACCGGCCGGAAGCCCTGGCGGTAGGCGCTCTGCACCGACAGCTCGTCGGGATCGCCCAGGATCTTTTCCCTGACCCAGCGGAAATGCTTGCCGGGGTTCTTGAAGCGCGGCGCCGCCAGCAGGTTGTTGGGCTGGAGGTCCTGCGGGGTCATCCGCGCCTCGGCCTCGCGGGTGCTGGCGGAGCGCGACTTCGGCTTGGTGTATTCGACCGCCATCAGTAGCGCCCGACCGGGATCTCGCCCTTCTGCTGGGCCTCCAGGAGCCCGCGGGCGTACTGCTCAGGCGTCAGCCGCAGCCCCCTGGCGGTGTCCGCCTGCTCGCGGGTCAGCACCACCCGGTTGGTCGCGCGCTGGCCGCCATTGCCGGCGGTGGCGGCGCCACCGTTGGAAAGCGGCGGCATGGCAGCACGGCCGTTGCCGTTGCCGCGGCCGTGGTCCTCGATCATGCGCCAATACTCGTCTGTGCCGATGATGGTCGGGTTGCTGCGCTTGAGCTCGGCGTGCAGCTCCCAGGCGCGGGCGGTCTTGCCGGGGTCCTTGTTCCACCAGTCCTGGTTGCGGGCCTGGAAGGCGCTGAGCTTCGGGTCCTGCGGCGGTGCTTCCTGCGCCGGCGCCTGCTGTTGCTGAGAGCGGGAGCCGGGGTTCGCTAGTGCTTGCTCCAGCTCCCGCTTCTCGATGAGGGCCTGGGCGATCTCGACATCGATCGCGCTGGCTTTCTGGAAGTCCGAGGTCTCGAGCGCATTCGCCTTGTCAGCGGCGAGCCGGCCGACCTTGCCATCGATGTCGTGCAGTTGGATCGCGCGCTCGCGAGCCGCGTAATCCGCCAGCACGTTGCCTTCGGTGGAGTTCTGGCGCTTCTCCAACGCATCGAGTTGGGCCCGATGCCGTGCCAGTTCGGCCTCGAGCCGGTCGGCCCGATCGCGCTGCTCGTTCTCACCCCGTTCCGCATCGTGACGGCGCGCGGTGAGCTGGGCGATGCGCTGTTCAAACCCGGTCCGATTGCCAACTTGACCCGAGCCGCCCTGGGTATTGCCATCGGTGTCGGTGCCGGATGCGGGCGCCGGACCG